CGTGCTGCCGGTGCTGATCCAGCTCATCAACGCAATACTGCCGATCATCACGCAGATAATCAGCGCGGTGCTGCCGGTACTGGTGGAAATTTTGAACGCACTGACGCCGATCCTCAACATGGTGATCTCGCTATTGCAGCCAATTTTGAACCTTATTATTTCACTGGTGACGCCGATCCTCAACCTCATAATGACGGCGATCACTCCGCTGATTGAAATATTCACGACGCTGATCTCGTCGATCCTCCAGCCAATCATGCCGATTTTGTCGGCGGTGGCGAACGTGATCACCTCCGTGCTGGGCTCGGCCATTCAGGCGATCCAGCCGATTATTCAGGGGCTAACCTCTGTTTTCCAAGGGCTGATCGACTTCATAACCGGCGTATTTTCCGGGAACTGGAGCCAAGCGTGGAACGGCGTCGTCCAAGTATTCGGCGGGCTCTGGGACAGCCTCGTCGGTATCGTGAAGGCACCGATCAACGCCGTGATCGGCCTGATAAACAAGGCGATCGGGGCTCTGAACGGTATTAGCGTAACCATTCCCGACTGGGTGCCCGTCGTAGGCGGTAACACCTTCGGGATCAATATCCCCACCATACCAATGCTCGCGGCCGGTGGATTTACCGACGGCGTATCAATCGCGGGCGAGGCAGGCATGGAGGCGGTGATCTCATTCGACAAGAGATACCGCTCGGAGAATATAGCAATCTGGGAAAAAGCCGGTCAAATGCTCGGAACCCTCGGCGACTCTGCCGGGGAAGGCGACGGGCTAACGAGTACAGCCGGGAAACTGCTCACGCTGGACGACTTCTCTCTGGGAAGTCTGGCGAACGACGCCAGCACCGTGATCTATTATGATTTTTCCGGCTTCACATGGAGCCCACAGATCCAGACGGGAGGCACCGGCGACGACACAGACGACTTCATGGCCCAGCTCAGGGCACACGAGGCCGAGTTCTTCGACTGGCTGGAGGAATTTATTCAGGCAAGGGAGGTGGCCGCTTATGCGTAGAGTGACAGCCTACAAGGAATACACCACGCGCGAGGGCGACACCTTCGACGCGCTGGCGCTCCAACTATACAACGACGAGAGACTCGCCCACTACATCATAGAGTTTAACCCCGACTATGCGGACGTGGTGATCTTCGGCGCGAATGTGGCCCTCCGGCTGCCGATCGTCGAGGACGCAGAAACGCCGGAAACTCTGCCGCCGTGGCGTCGGGGCGCTGAGGACAGCGAGGACTCAGCATGAATTTTTTCTACAACGGGACGGACATTTACAACGACGTGTCGGTGAACTACTGCGTGCATGAAATGTTCGCGGAAAAGCAAGCCGACACGCTCGTGATCCGTTTCAATGACACCAAGGGCGTGTGGAGCAAATGGCAACCGGCAGCCGGTGACACGGTGCGCTTCAAGGAAGGCGCGAGCGACACCGGGAAAATGTTCATTCACTCCATGAAACCCGAAAACGGGCTTTTCACAATCCGGGCCATGTCAATGCCAAAGACCGGCCAGATCCGAAAGTCCAAAAGCTGGGAGGGCGTGCGCTTCCTGCAACTGGCGAACGAGTTCGCCGCAGGCCACGGCCTCGACTTCAAGAACTACGGCTGCGCGGATCAGCTGTACCCGTACATTAAGCAGGAAAACGAGAGCGACTTCGCCCTGTTCTCCCGCCTCTGCACGCTGGAGGGCTGCCAAATGCTCATATTTGACGGGGCCCTGCTGGCCTACAATGAGCAATACATTGAGGGCCAGCAACCGGCGGGCAGTCTGGAGATAGACGAAAACGGCGTTTTCACCTATGCCGACGACCGCGAGGCCATGTTCGGATCCTGCGAGGTGGCGGGCGGCAGCTTCTCCGGCAAATTCGTGGCCGACGCCGCGAACAGCGTCGTGCTGCGGCCGAAGTCAATCATGGAAGCGTCGCGGGCGGTGACGGGGCTCCCCGCCTCAAAAGACCGGCAGGCGCTCCAATGCACCAGCAACGCAGAGGCAGCCCGCTTCGCCAAGGGCCTGCTCCGAAATGCCAACAAATACGGCCGGACGGGGCAGTTCTCTAAGGCTCTAATGACGGGATATGCTGCGGCCAGTCTGGTGACACTCAGCACCACAAAGGCAAGCATGTGGGACGGCACCGTGTTTGTGTATAAAGTCCGGCATGACTTCGTGGGGAACAAATCAACCGTTTATTTCAGGGATCTACTGGAGGGCTACTAATGGGAAACATCAACAAGGGCACGATCGCGGGCATAGAAGGAAACACAGCCCGCGTGGTGCCTTCTGACGCAGGCGCAAAACCTACGGCCAAAATTGTGATCCCGTGGCACCTCAGAGGCGACACGGGAAAGCTCACAAAGGGCACGGCCGTGGTGTACGTCGAGTTTGACGACTCCACCGGGCTGCTGCTGGGCCGTGCTGACGGCGAGTGGGGCGAATACCTGCCGCGCCTGACAGCAGGAACCATAACGGCAGCCGTGCCCGACGGTGACGTGACGGCCGCAGGCATAAGCCTGAAAAAGCACGCCCACACCGGTGTGCATGGAGAAACCAGCGGGCCGCACTAAAGGAGGGATCACATGGCGACAATGGCAAAATGGGGCTCAAAGACATGGGCCGTATCAACAAAGAAAGTCGTCGCTCTGGAGGGGCTGTCCTTTTCCTATTCGCAGGTGGCTGACAACAACACCAGCACCGAGGAAAAGAAAACCACCAACGAGCGCGGCACCGACCTTTTCCCCCTCAGCTTCACCACCGTGCTGCATAGCGGTGCAGGTGTGGACGTGAGGAAAGAGATCGAGAGCTGGAAGGCTCTTGTCACAAAGGTGAATTATTTTTATCTGGGCGGCAAGAAACTGGGCCCGAAGCTCCAGCTCCGCAAGGTAAGCGTGAGCAACGTCAAGATCGACGATATGGGCCGCATGAGGCTGGCGACGCTCTCCTTCGAGTTTAAGGAGTACGATCCAGACACTACCAGCGTTAAGGTGAGCACCTCGGCGCTGAATGTGAAGGCCAGCACCTCGGCCAAATCCACCAAAAAGACCGAAAACAAGCAGGTGGCAAAGGCCGAAAAGAAAACAATCAAGGTGGGCGACCGCGTGAGGCCCACCGGCCAGAAATATGCAACCGGGCAAAAGATCCCCGGCTGGGTGAAGGAACGCAGCCATGTGGTGAGTCAAATCAAGGAAAGCCAAAACAAGGTGCTGCTCGGACACCCAGACGGGATCAATAGCTGGGTATATTTGAGCGAAGTCACGCTCGTGTAAAGGAGGGAGGCCATGAGAGCAAAAGGCAACGGCCGCCCGGAGGTATGCGCTGCCAACCTGCTGAAAATCACCCGCGGGGAGGTATCGTTCGACCGGATCAGGGGACGGGACGGTGCCCTGATAGACCAACCAAACGCAGCAGACGAGGCGGCGGCAGACGTCGAGTGGCTGCTGCAAACCTATGAGCCACGAGTGGACGCCGAGGCCCTCGCTGCGGACGCGGACGCGCGAGCGGGCGACTTCGACACTATTGTGGACATAACCAGAAGAAAGGAGGACGAGGAAACGTGAGCGATCTCAAATTCATAGAAACAGACGCCGGGAAGGTTTACGACACCATACTGGGCGAGCTGGAAAACGGCGTCCGGGAGCCCTTATATCCCGGAGACGAGCGCCGGATCTTCGGCGAGTCTCTGGCTCAGGTGATCGTTGCCGTCTACAGCAGCGTGAACGACGCCTGCCGCCAGAAAATGCTCCGGTATGCCCGCGGCTCCGTTCTGGACGCGCTGGGCGAAAACCGGGACACACCCCGCCTTGATTCTGCCTTTGCTGTCACGACGCTGCGCTTCGGTATCAACGAGGCTATGGCATCAAATATCATCATACCGGCCGGGCTGCGGGTGACGGGTGACTTCGTTCACTATTTCCTGACAGACGCCACCGTCGTGCTCTACGCCGGGAGCGTCACCGTCGAGGTGACAGCCACGGCCGAGCAGGGCGGCGCAAGCTACAACGACATGGCGATCGGGGAACTCTCCCAGATCGTTGACGTGTCGGACGTGCCGCTGATCGACTATGTAACCAACACCGAGCCGACGGGCGGAGGCGGCGACCGGGAGGGCGACGAAGCCTACCGGGAGCGGATCCGGCAGGCCGAGAACAAGCTCAGCACAGCAGGCCCGGCCAAAGCCTACAAATACTGGGCCCTGAGCGCGAACCCGCTCGTCACCGACGCGGTGGTGGAGT